TCTCACGTCCTGGTCGGTCAAGCCGGGACATTCGATCTCCTCACCGCCCGGCGGACGCCTTCTTCGAGCGTCACCTTCGGCGTGTAGATCTCGTGTAGCTTCGCCGGGTCACCCACCCGGTAGGCGACACCGACCGGGGCGTCCGGCCTGAACTCCAAACGCGGCGAGTAGCCCGCCTCACGGCACACGAGCTCGGCGAGTTCGCGCATGCTGGTGCCGACACCCGTGCAGATGTTCAGCGGCCCGTCCGCGCCCTGCCCGGCCGCGGCGAGCGTCCCGGCGACCACATCATCGACATGGACCCAATCCCGGACCTGCGTCCCGTCACCCCAGACCACGAACGGGTCTTCACGGCGCTGAGCACGCGCCACGAAAGCGCCGAACGGGAAGTCGGTGCTCTGGTCCTCGCCGTAGCCAGAAAACGGCCGCACGACCGTCACAGCGCCGCCCTGCGCCTGGTAAGCCTCGGCGAGCCGCTCGCCGGTGAGTTTCACCCAGCCGTATATCGCGTCCGGATCACCCTGGGAGTGCTCCAGATCGATATATGCCTCGTCCAGCGCCCAGTGGTTCTTCGCCAATTGGCCTTGTTTCGGGTATGCGGCCGAACTAGAGATGTATACCACCCGGCCCGGCTTCGTTCGTGCCGCCCATTGGAACATCGCGGCGTCGAGCTCCAGATTGCCCGCGCCGACGGTGAGCGGTGTGCCGTCGATCGCCGAGCGGTGCGGCGACACGGCGGCGCAATGGATGACGAGATCGTCATGACCGATAGGGAACCCACGCGGGCTGAACAGCTCCAACGCGTCCCTGATGACGTGGCCGTGCTGGCCCGTACGTCCGTCGTCTGGCCGCGCGTCCGCGACGTCGATTTGAGCGACGACGTAACCCTGCTGCTGCAATTGTCTGACGAAGTGCCGCCCCAGGAAGCCGGCAGAGCCGGTGACGAGCGCATGATTCATGGCCGCCAACCCAAAATCACCTGGAACTGAAGCACCTGCTCATGCGTGAGAATCCGGAACCCGCCCTGTTCGATCAGGCCCCGATATCCGTCCAGATCGAACGCCCATGCATGGCACTCGTCGTGATGCTCCGGCGTCTCATTCCACGGCGAGCTCGCGACGATGAACTTCGAGTGCTCTCCGATCCAGCGGACCGCGCCGTGTGGGTCGGCGATGTGCTCGAGGACTTCGGTCACTGTGGTGATGTCGCCGAACCGGACCCGGTCACGGTCGGCGCCGAACACGTCGAGTGCCTCGGCTTTCACGCCGCGCTCGGCCCAGCCGGCAGAGTTCGACGGCTGGAAATCGTAACCCCAGGCCTCGATTTCGCGTGTCAGCAACGACAACAAGCCACCATCGCCACACCCCAGATCCGACATGCTCGGAGTCGCCCCGGTGTGGCCCTCGTGGATTTGGATGGCGGTAAGGACTCTCCCCGCCGCGTGCATCAGACGCGGGCGGTGCGCCGGTTGCTCGAGATGCGTGGCGCGTTCCCGGTGCTCGTGGAACTCGAAGGTTGATACGTGCGCCGCGTCACCGTCGAATAGTTTCCATTCGCTCATCGCAGCGCCTTGACCTTCGCCGCGGCGTACGGAAGGTCTTCGCGCGCCCACCGGGCGAATTCCGCGCCGTCCCGCTCATACATCTCCGCCGAGTTGACGCGCTGATAACCCTCATCCCATGCCGCTTTGCCGGCGGCCGGGTGACGGTGCTCGACTACGACATCAGGCAGGTAGCGAATGCAGTCCGCGGCCTGGCCGAGCGCCAGCCAGGCGTTGTCGACGGCGAGATGGGTCAGGCCGGGCGGGGCCATGTAGCCGAGGGTGCGGATGATGTCCGCGGTCATGGCGACTTGGGTCGGCAGATTACCCCGCTGCAGCAGGTCGTTGCCGTAGACGATGCCGGTGCCCATGTCCCGCAACGCGTCGAGGTAAGCCGCGTCCCAGCCCTTGGTGCGCGGCCGGTGGTCATCGCCCATAAATCCGATCGCTGACGGCTCGCGATCCGCGACGAGCGTGCCAGCTGCGTAGTTGAGAGTGGCGACCATTGTGGAGGGCGCGGCGGCCGTGAGCAGGACGCCGTACCCACGATATGCACGCACAGCCGCCTGATAGTCACTGAGGAACTCGTCGTCACCGTCGACCGCGAACACCAGATCGGTCGTGACCTCGGTGCAGGTCTGTTCGAATGCTTCGACGAGTTCCCCGACCGCACCTGGCCGGCCGCGCGACGGGACGATGACGACGAGGTCAGCCATCGTCCTTCGCCTTGTTCCGGGACCCTGGCGGGCGGCCTGGGCCACGCCTCGGCTGCTCCGGTTCGGCCTTCACCTCAGGCTCCGGAGTGGCCGGCATGTCGAACAGATCCGGCCGCGCCCGCACCAAAGGATGATCCGTCTCATACTCCTCGCCGGCCGACAGCAGCACCGGGACGCCGTCCGGGGCGACCCAACCCGAATAGGTGGCCTTGACGGTGCTCATGACGTGATCTCCTTCAGCAGTCCCCGCTGAGCCAGGTAGGCGTCCAGCGTCAACTCGCGGTCTTTGATGTGGCCGATCTGGACGGCGGTGTTCACGAACACCGGGATACCGAGAAGCCCGGCCCGCCAGCAGAACGTGAAATCTTCGCCAACCGGGGAGCCGTCATGCTCGGTTTCCTGGAACCAAGGGAACGCGTCGTTGAACCCAGGCCGGCCGGCCCGGCTGGGGATCTCGGCGTCCCGTATCCGCTCAAGCGCGCCCTTGTGGATCAGCAGGCATGCCGCGCCGGTGGCGGCGACCTGGAACATCGAGTCAGGTGGCCATTCGTGGTAGCGGATCACTTTCGGGCTGGCCTCATCCCCGACCAGTCCGAAGAGCGTGGGCTGGATGTCGCCCTTGTCGTCGAACCCGAAGCACAGCCCACCGACGATAGGCGCCTCGTCGGGGTCGGCGAACTCCAGCAGCCTCTCCAGGGTGTCCGGCCGGAACGTCATGTCGCTATCGACCATCCACAGCCAGTCGGCCTTGCCGTAGGCGAGGAACTTGCGCACCAGCCCGTTACGCGGCCCGGCCAGGTTCGCGTTCGCCTGCGTGGCCAGCCGACCGCCGCCGTTCACGATCCGCTTGTGGAACGCGGCGTCGTAAACCAGCAGATCCAGCACCGACTCCATGAACGCGCCGTGCACCAAATTCGGATGCAGGTACGCGATAACGACCTTTTCTTCTGCCGCCCGGGTCACTTCCCGCCACCCCGTGTATGGGCAGTGTGGCCTGGGTTTGCGGTCGCCTCATCGACTGTGCGCTGGATTGCGTCCGCTTCGCTCTCCTGCCCGCCATCGCGGTCGGGTCGCTCGTCGTGCTCCAGTGCACCGCATTGGACGGGAATCGTCATCCCCACCGGCCAAGTCCTGTAGACCTCGACCAGTGCGACACCCTCGTTGATGCTGACGATCCTGCCGCGCAAAATCACCGGGTCGCCGACTCGTGGATCTCTTGGTTCTGTCATATTTCTCTCCTCCGGATATGCGGCGGCCCCCGCTCCGGAGGGGACGGGGGCCGCCACGTAGTGATGACTGGGCTACATGCCCATCTGGACCTTTCCGGCCTCGGCTTCGCGCTGTGAGGTGGCCGCGTTCATGGCCTCCTCGCAGGTTCCGGACATGTCGGCGGGTGCGCCCATGTCCTGCCCGTCGCTGGTGCTCGTTTCTCCGGTGGTGCCGGGCGAGTGGCCCGGCATGTTGCTCATCGGCATGACGTCTCCTCAGACAGCGATAATGCTGGCGTCCACCGACTGCGACCCGTCGCCGCTGATTGTGGCGGCGATGCGCAGGTATCTGACCGGCTTGTCCACTATCCACACGAGACTCGCGCCGGTCGTAGTCACCGTTGTCAGGCTCGACCAGTTGGCGCCATCGATCGATCCCTGCAGGTTGATACTGAGACCGGTGAAGTTGCCAGAGGTGCTGACCTGTAGTCCGTACTTGCTACTGCCGGACACCTCTTCTGGATCGGTCGTCTGGCCAACATTTGCGGCGTTGAGCCAGTTTGTCTTGACATAGGCCAAGACGCTTCACTTCCCTCTGCGGATCTGCTCTGCGGCCACCAGGTCGGAGTAGTTGTCCAAGACCCAGGCGACCAGATCTTCGGGCCGCTGGCCGAACGGCTGCGGCTTGGTCCAGAGTTCGAGGTTCTCCGGACGATTGTCATCCCGGATCCCGTTCTTGTGGTGGACATGCTCGAAACGCTGGAGCGGTCGACCGA